TGAATTTTAACTCATCTAGCTCCTCCTGAGTTTTTTCTGATTGAGTATATCCATTTTTAGGATTAATTAAACTTTTTTCTTTAGCCCACTCTAAAATAAGAGGCTGTAACTCTTTTAATGATTTCATTTTTTTAAATTTTTGGTTTACCACTTATTTTATTTAATTGATACTTTTTTGATAGTTCCGGATTATTCTCTAACTCCAGATTATGCTCTAGACAGCATGGCCTCCAGAATCTAACATCTAAATATAATGATACATTATTATCTCTGGCCCACTCATCATAAAACCCCTTACGCCCTGATATATGTTCAATAGTATTAGCTGGTTTATTGCACTCATCTATAAAGCATATTTTGTTTTGAGGCTTTCCTAAAAACTCTATTCTCATAGCTGAGTATTTTAGGTTTTCTATTTTCCTTTTATCACTTACTTTTTTTATAGGAGCATAAACTTTTTTAGATTCCTTTTTATCACTTGTTTTACATTTTAGGCTGCAATACTTCGATAAACTATTGTACTGTTTAAATTCATTATCACAGCCTTTATTCGCACATTCTTTTAATCTATAACTCATTAACATACTTTAGACAATTTAACATTATTAGACACATTTTTACTCTTTTATTAATTCCATATAATTATAATTTAAAACCTAAATAAATTAACTCTTTTTTCTCATCACTATTAAATAAAAACCTCTCATTTATAAATCCACTTATACCTACTGTAAATTTTCTCTCACTTATGCAATTAAAAACATAATAGGTATTAGCTAAATCTAATGATGGTACAATATCTATTTTATTATTTCTTTGTAAATATTTATCAATAACAGTAGAAACTACAGCAATAGGTATATCAAATAATTTAGCTATAGATTTAATATCATTTTTATCAGAATCTATATAAACTCTTATAACTTCATTCTCATTAAATTCCTTACTTATTCTCATTTTCTTTCTGCTTATTATATAAATATTTAATTGATAAAGCTAATGATAAATTAATCTCTCTTTGTGTTATTGGTTTTTTAAACCTATCTATTTTGCCTCTACTCTCCCACTCTATATGCCATTGCTTATTTCTAAAAACAGGATAAACTTTCACGCCTCTTTTAAGCAAAAAATTAGCCTCTTTATTAACGTCTGGACAAAAATTCGTTTTCTGCTTTAAGGCTTTTGATCTCATTATTTTTCTCTGTTTCTAATTGCATTAATTTTATCTCTAAAGTCCTTTTTTCAGATGATAGCTCTGTATTTCTTTTAATCTCATCCCTATACTCACAAATAGCCTTTTTTACTATTACTTCTAAATGCTGGATATAAGTTCCTACTCTTACAGTTCCTATAAATAAATCATCTAAAACCTTTTTTTTATCTCCTTTTGCCTGCTTTCCCCACTCAAAAAAACTATCAGAAATAATTAATAAATCCTCTAAATTTTTATCAAATGCCATCTGCTCAGATAAATCAGAAAACTCCCATCTATCCCTTTTCTTTTTTAATAACTCTAAATGCATTTTACTTAAACGCATTTCATTTAATCTAATACTTTCTTTTTTTTCGCTTAGTTCATTCATTTTGCTTAGTTTTAAAACGGAACCTCATCATTATCATCATATGGAGCATATAATCCAGTAGGTTTAAAATATTTTTCTGATGCATATTTTCTAGCACCATTATAATCCCAGTAATAAACATTTAATTTAGGATCAAAAAACATATCAGTTTTTCCCTGTTTAGCTACACTTTTAGGCTTTGCTTTTGTTACTATAAATTCCATTCCATTATTAGATCCATCTGGCCTATGAATGGTTATCATGCATTTTCCATTATTCCACCACTCAGAGCCTCCTTTTAAATCATCTGGCTTAGGAGCTTTCCTATTTCCATCCTTATCCTTTTCCGTTCCACCTCTAGGATGTATTATAGTATGAAAGTGCATTTTGTGAAGCTCTGCCATAGAATTCCTATAACTTAAAACATCCTCTAAATATTTATCATCTCTAGCAAATCCAGTAGTATCATGCCTTAAATCTTTCCAGCTATCTATAGATGCTGTTTGTATTCCTCCTGGAGTGTCTTTATTTAATTGAGCTGCATAATCCCAAAACTCATAAGGAGTAATTTTTGATTTTAAATCAGTTTTATTAAGTATTTTAAAATGATGCAAAACCCAGTCCAATTCCTTTAAAACTTCAATCTCAGAAATATAATTACTATTAACATATCTTTTATCAAAAGTTTTACCAGTTATTTTATGAATTAAAATAGCTATTATCTCATTTTTATCTCCAATATCAGGCACATAAATTAAATGTTTCCATCCATGATACAAAGAAGTATTTAAAAGGCACTCTAATAATACCTCACTTTTACCACTTTGAGGAAATCCTGTCCAGTCTGTAACTCCTGGCAAACTCATTGTATAATGCTCATGCAATAGAGGAAAACCTAAATATACTCCTCTTACAGCTCCTTTATCCCTGTATCTAAGTAATTCCTCTGATGTATTAGCTGCTGTTAATATTTCAAATCCTTGTAACATAGTTTTTAGTAATTAGAATGGCCATCTCTTTTTTTGTTTTCAAAGTTTTTTAATAAAACTAATTTATTAGCTTTTTTAGAATCTCTAATCCACTTTCTTAAAGTAAGTAACCATCCTCTATTTGTTCTTTTTTCTTGTTTACTTTCACTCCACGTATCACATTCCATTATATAGTTTTTCAAATCTACTCCTGCAAATTGTTTTTTAAAATCTTCATCTTTTGATAATTCTAACTTTAAATTTTCATAACTATTCCAATTTGAATTGGAAAAAAGAACTTTTTTATTATCATTGGTATTATTATTAATAGTATTATAATTGTGACAACGGTTGTTGTCGGGTTCCTGACAACTGTTGTTGTCGGGTAGTGACAACGGTTGTTGTCGCTCGGTAACGAAACACACCTTGTCATAATTTTCATTAAAACAATAATAAGACCTTTGAATATCCCCATCAGCCCTATCTATTAACTTAGCGTCAATTAGTTTATTAATTCTCTTTAAAATGCCTTGTCTAGTGCTTATTCTTATGATAGGCAAATCATTTATTACTTTTGAATGGCTTATCCAAAAATACTGCTTTCCATTTATTAAAACCTTAGTGCAATTATTAGAATTTGAAAAATCCTTAATAAAATCAAATATAGCCATATCTACTACATCTAAATCTAAATTCAAATCTATAATTGCTTTCTGATTTATGTTTATATTATATTTCATAACTAAAATTTTAAGTATTTTTTATTATACATTTTTCTTAATTCTTCTATTAATTGATTATAAGAAATAATATAATTCATATCAATTGCAAAAGCTAGTTTAGTTTGAATATCATTAATTTCATTTAATTCTATTTGAGATGCTATTTGCCTTAAATCCTTACCTGTTTTATTAAAAACTATCCATTGAATAGCTTTTGCTACTTCTTGAAAAGAATACCCTTTTAATTTAACCAAAGAGCTTGAAAGTGTTTTATAATTATCCCCTGCTAAAGTTCTTTGTTTTATTAATTCATCATAAACAAATTTAATTACAGATAATTTAAATTTAGGATTTATCCACATTGCAAAATCAATAAAAAGATACGGATGCATCCATAATTCATCTTTAGTTTTTCCTTTTGAAGTATTACGACCTTTTTTCTCATAAAATGCCATTGGAGAATTTTCGCCATGGGCTAAATCTAATTCAATTGTATCGATAAATTCTTTTGTCTTTTTTGAATTTAAAAAATCATCTTTTCTTCTTCTAGTATTTCCATCTCTAGAATTCCATTGATTTAATAATTCATTTGCATCGAAGTAACCATCCTTTGTCCGTTGTAGTATTTCAAAACTACCCATTTTACGAACCATTTTAACTGATGTTATCATAGTAATATGTTAAATAAAAAAATCCATAATCCTTTGGGCTTTTAGTCAGAGCGCCCTCCAGATTATGGATTAAAATTTTTTCTTAATTACAGTAATAGCTCTGACCTTATTACTATGCAAATATATTAAAATTAATTTAAATAACCCTCAGCGACATCTAACTCTTTTAAAGTCTGCTTACAATCTGTTATTTTACTAATACATTCAGAACGCTTATTTTTAAAGTTTTCTGATAACCTCCTCCTCACATCATTTAAAATCTGAACTTTCTCCAACTCTGTAAAAATTACAGGAGTTTCAGAAAATAACTGAGTATAAACATCATTTACTCTAGTTTCTATATGCTCATCCCTAGATGTTTTACAAAAAAATACTTTCCAAAATTTAAACATTATAACTCTAATTTTAAATTATTACTATTAGCAGCATTTCCAGCCTGTTTAGCTTTGAATTGTAAACTTATCCAAGTTCTAAGCATGCGCCCATGAGCTACTTTATTTCTGGATGCAGTATAGCCAAAAGGAAAAATCAATTTATTTTTAGATAACATCCTAAAAACTCCTCCAAAAACTTTAGGCTCTCTAGGTATTTCTCCACCACTTTCATAATAAGCCTCCTTTAAATCATCCGAGCTAAACCATTTAAAGCGACTTTTAGCCCATATCTCAGCAAAAGCATATATATTATCATAGTCTGTTTTGTTTCCCTCTATAACGCTATCTATAGCCTCATCTTTAGTTTGTATATTATTTCTCATCAGTTAAAATTTTCTGAGCCTTAATTACTCGCTCTGTTAAAAATATTTTATCTTTTAATGGTACTTCAAATCTAAACTTAACCATACTAGGAAAATCAGAATGAGATGGAATAAATGGCAAATCATAAAAATTCCTATCATAAATAAACTTATATTTATTTGGATCATCTTTTAAATGTTTTTCAACATAATCAGTATTCTCTACTAAATCTATCATTTCTTTTAGATTTTCCTCTGTAGGCATAAAAGCTATAGCCTCTCCATATTTTGTATCATGTATGCAGCTATTAGAAACAATCTGCCAATATTCCTCTTTAAAATCAGCTCTTAATAAATCTATGTTTTGCTTTTGTAAGCATTTAACATATTCATAATGCTTTTTAAATTGGTAACATTTAAGCTCTGAGATACATTTTCCATCAATATTAACATTAAAATCCTGAGATCCACTCCAAAATGGATACTTTGGATGTATAGTAGATTGATCAATAATTAAATCATACTCTGGTCCTAGTTGCCAATGCACCCAAACCTCCCAAAGTTTACCCCAGCTCATTTCCCATTTATGGACTGGCAAACTAATTGAGCGACCTAATTCTAACTCCATAATACGCTCATTTATGTATGTAATTGCTCCAGCTCCAAAACCATATAACCCTTTTCCCGAAACTGTTAATACACTTATTTTGCTACTAGTTAATCTAGCTACTCTATTTGCGTTATTATTCATTTTTCAGCTTTTTTAATTGATAAATTACCTTGTCATAGTTTTTAGAATCTTTAGTATCTATAACTAATTGAATATGTAAAATATCCTCCTCAGATAATAAATCTATATTATCATCTAAAAGCTTTATAATTTCATCGTTTTTTGAAACATCCTCAAAATCAGTATCAATAGTAGAAACAACATCTTTTACCTCATCTACTGTTTGCATTCCTTTTAAAATATCAGGAGCATATAATCTACCAAAAAAAGAGGCTGCTCTATACTGAAACATTAACTCAGGCATTGTTTGCCATTTTGACCCTGATTTTGACAGCCATCCCTCAGCTTTTACCATTAACCAAGTTACCATAGGACCTACTATTTTATTTCCGTCCATATCATCAGTATATGCTCTACATCCATACTCATCTGATTTAGTATCATTTCCTACAAATTCAAATCTTAAAGGTTTAAATCTACCGCATGAGTTTAATGAAGCTATAATAAATGTACTACTCCATGATGGTTTACCTTTGATAATATCTAAATTTTGCATAACCTCAAAAGGAGATATTTTTAATCTATTTGCCATCTCCATAGCTATCATAGTATTTGATATATTATTTCTATAAGCCTGAGGTACTAAATCTGAGCTAGATAAACCTTTCGCTATTCTTTGAGCATCCTCAAAAGATGCTATTGTACTAAAAATTGAACTGTTTGCTTTTACGATATTTGACATAATACTATTTTTTTGATTTAATAAAAATGTTTTCTGTTACTTTTAAAACTTGACTCATTATCACATATAACATTAAGAATGTAAAAAAAGATGTGAATGGATAAGTATTTACTGTAATTATTATGTTTTCCATAACTTATAAATTTTCTAATTCTGTTAATAATTCGTTTTGTAATTGTACTACTCTATTTTTAGCCTCCATAGAAAACTCTTTTATTTCTACATTATCAGCATCAAACCATGCGGGAAACTCTACTAAGAAATCAGATACTGTTTTTTTATAAATAGCTTTATCTTTTGATAAACGTTTTAATCTGTTTTCTTTTGGCTCGGTAATTTTTTTTAATAGCGTTTTTTCCATGTTTTTTTAAGTTACTTATTTAATAAATCAATCCAATTTTTATTTCCTATTTCTACTAGTAAATCCTGATAGTTATCAGCCTTAACAGAATCCTCATAAAAATATCCATCATTTACATTTGATGAGGTTTCTATCCATAACTCACAAATCCAAAAACCTACACTTTTATAAATCCTTAATTGCTTTTCCATAGTTAAATCTCTTTTATTAATTCTTCTATAGGTAAACCAGTTAACTCACTAGCCTTTTTTAGCACAGATACAACATTAGGAGCTACATTTTCCCAGTTTATTAGAGTAACATGAGAAACCCCTAGCAAGTCCTTTAAATCCCCTTTAGTTATCTTTTCATTTTTAGCCTCAGAGATTCTGCCTCTAATTTTCTCTACATCAATACTGAATTTACTCATTTTTTTTTAAATTTAATTATTAATATTCTTTGTTTAAAATTGGCTCAAAAAAATGAGCATTTTTTCTATCTACTCTATACTGAAAAGGTTTATAAGTTGCTCCCATATACTCATAGGAAACTGCTATTTTAGAACGATTAGGAAAGTGTATTTTTTCAATTCTATTAAAAGCATCGTGAACTCCTAAAGCATCAATACTATAAAC